TAGAAAAGCAAATTTCTGGTGGAAATGCAACAACCTCTGATGGTCTACCACAGCATCTTTCTGCCGTTAATATCGGAAAACTATTTGATGAAAAAGAAAGTGCTGCTAGAGAATATGAAAGAGCACAAAAAGAACTAGAAAACATCAAGAAAACAAAAGGAGAAGGATCTGAAGAATATCTGAAACAATCCAGTAGAGTAAGAGATCTCAGAAAAACATCAGAAAAGAAAAAAGAAGAATATGATTATGCTGTTGATATGAGAAGAACACTGATAAGCGCAGATGAACACATAGAAAGTGCAAGAAAAACAGCAGAAGAAAGTGCAAGAAAAACAGCAGAATTTAGAAGAAGCGTCGGTCTACCAGAAGATTCTGGACCAATAGAGCAAGACACAAGATCTTTTGAAGAAATAATGGAAAGTGTGCATAGACTTAGGAGAAACACACCAACTGGTTTTGAAGCAACTATGCCACCAGAAGCAGCAATACTAGAAGAAGACAAGAGAATAACGCCAGGAACTGGTTGGGTCACTGCTTTGGCAGATACATCGACTTCCGTGCATCCAACGACAAGCATGAGTAGTATACATCATGTTGGACAAGTAATTGCAAGTTCGGCGGATTCTGCTATCTATGGACAAACTCCTCCATCTTCTCCCCAATTCCAAGCAATACCAGAGTGGAATTCAAAGGAAAAACCAATAGCAACTGCTTTGTTGGAAGTAACTCTAGACAGATTAGAACAGATGGCAAAACAAAACAACACACAGGGAATGGTAGTAAACAACAGTCCAACTACGATAAACAACACCAGTTCTGGTGGCGGTGGTGGAGATTTCTCCGAGGTACAAAATACTAAAAGATTTACATCAGGAGAAGAAGCCACACTTGCAAGATTGACTGGAGATTATATGAAGGGTGCTGTGGTGTAAAAGACACAGGGGAGGTTTCCCTCCCCTGTTCTATCTTGCTCATAGTGTAAAGTATCACTCTTCGTTAGCAAGTTTTTCGAAATAACTCAGTGCATCTTCTTCCTCTGCATCTTCGTTATATGATTTCTTCTCTGGGATCTTTGGTGCTGGCTTTGCCTTGATGCTCTTTGCAACCGGCATCTCCTCTTCAATTTCATCGTCTTCTGCGCTCTTTGGAGCGGAGACAGAACCCTTGTTCACAGAGTCGAACTTTGCCTTCAACTCCTCGTATGACTTGAACTCGGATGGATCGGTGAAAGCCTTCAGAGAGTGCTGCTTCTTCCAGATACTCTCCAACTTCTCATCGTCTCCACCGAGCAGTGCCGATGGTGCATCAAACTCGGACTTGTCATAGTTAACATAACCTGCAACGCTACGAACACGCAACTTGAAGTTTGCTCCTGCCCAGAAGTCGAACACATTCAGTGGCTCAACTGGATCGTAGTCGTTGCTCTCTGGTTGCAACTTCTCCATGATCTTGTCGAAGATCTTCTTTCCGAACTTGAAGAGGAATACCTTACCCTCGTTCTCTGGATGCTTTGGATCCTGAACGACAAGAATGTTCGCAATGTAGGTCAACTTGCGCTTGCGATCACTGGCAATCTTCTTGTTGGAATCGCTGCCACTGTTCCATAGTTCGCTGTTGGCTTCACAGATCGGACACTTCTTACCGATTGTGGTTGGGCAGTTCTCGATGAACCAGCCACCTGGTCCCTTGAAACCGTGATTGAATGTACGAACCCACGGAACTTCCTCACCTTCAACTGGAGGAAGGAAACGAATGACCGCAAATCCGTTTTGTGCCTTGTCTAGTTCGGGGCGCCAGAAACGATCATCCTTGTAGGACTCGGCGCCTCCCTTGTTCATCTTCTCAAGTTCTTGAGTGAGTTTGGAAATATCTTGTGACTTCTTCTTTAGGTCTTTGAATGACATATTTTGCTCCTTGTACGGTGTGTACGCTGTATGTGTCTAGTATACGATGTATTCTGTTAGGTTCAAGTGTATTGACTGAAAATCCATCAGGATCTTCAAGGTTTTCGAATGGTCCGTTAAGTCCATCAGTAGCCTTCATGCCCTTATTTAGAAGGGCAGTCGAGCGGATTTCGGTAAAAGATTGACGGATTCTCCCTCTTCTCTCAGTTTCTCTATGATTGGCTTAGTCAGGTGTTTGGCAATGTAAGAAGGTTCCAGCGAGTAATCCTCGCACAACTTCAAAACTGCATCAATATAGGTGTATCTTTTTTGTAATACTAATTTTTCTATTTCATTTTGTATATTTACATCGCCATTTTCAAGTATCATATTCTCGGTTCTCCATATACTCCTCTAGGGTTTTCTTTGGTTCCCAATCGAAGTATTGTTTGATTTTTGCAATATCCGCGAGAGTATGACGGGCTTCACCAACTCTCTCTGGAAGGAAAGTATACTCTCCTTTCATCATCTTTGCAATATCTAAAACAGAATAATTTTGTCCAGAACCAACATTGAACACATCACCTGAAAGAGAAATGTCTGAAGTTGCTGCTAGAATATTAGCATTCACCACATCGGCAACATGAACATAATCTCTCGTCTGCTTTCCATCACCAACAATGGTCATCTTTTCACCGTTCTTAAGTTGTCGGGAGAATATACCAATCACGGGAGCATATGATCCTCGTTTTGGTTGATTTGGGCCATATACATTAAAGTAACGCAAACATGCCGTAGATAATCCGTAAAGATCCGAATACATTCTACACGCTTGTTCTGCTGCGTGTTTTGATAGAGAATATGCATTCAGACAGTCTGGTGGCATATCTTCGTGCAATGGCTTAGGATCTGAGAAAGAGTTCTTAAGTCCATATATGGCAGATGTTGTGGAAAGGACAAATCTCTTAACATTATACTTTTTGCATAATGCGAGCATATCCAGAGTTCCAATCAGGTTGGTTTCATATGCTTTTGTGGGATCTTGAATACAGTTCTGTATTCTGGCTTCTGCGGCAAAGTGAAGTACATAATCTGGATTGTAATATCCAAACACATCGGAACACATCACATAGTCGAGCACATCGTAGTTGTAATATTTTGCTCCATCGTGATATTGAAAGGTGTCATGTGCATCTGACGATAGATTGTCTATGACTACTACTTGGTGTCCTTGGTCGAGGAGTGTCTTGGTGGCGTTGGAGCCGATGAATCCATTTCCGCCTGTTATTAGGTATTTCATTTTTTAATTATCCAAAATAAATCAAAAGTTTCATAAGATTTGTTATTTTTTATACACCATTCTTCCACTGCTTTACCTACATCAATCCAATTAAAATCATCACCAAAAATTACACCACCATCGTCAAGCAAATCATAATAATTTTGTATGTCTAACATTACATCATCATATTCATGGGATCCATCTATATAAATTAATTGTGCTTTTGTATTAAAATATTTAAAATATTTACTAGCAATATTACTCGGAAGAGTTACTGGTATAATATACTCTTCACATTTTTCGTTCACAACATTAGACAAAAATTGATAATATACTTGTGGATAGCCATTCTTCTGTTTTGTGTCTCTTTGAGAATTATTTAAATTAGTCCAAAACTCTAATGCTCCTAGCCATGTATCCACACAGTAAATAGTAGCACTTAAATTCATATTTTTACAAATATTAGCCATATTTATAGAACTTTGTCCTTTCCACGAACCAACTTCTATTATTGTTTTTGGTTTTATTTGTTCTATAAGTTTTTTAAAAACTCCAGACATTCCATTCCAACCATCCAAATCTGTTGAAAAAGGTTGAAAATTATCATAACAAGTTCTATCAAATTTATTAGTCATATTTGTTTCTCCGATGTAACAAGAGCCGATGCAACAACTTGATGCATATCATAATATTTGTAATCTGCTAATCTTCCACCAAATATGTATTTACTATGATCTATTCTGTCTTTATATAAAGAGTAAAGAAGATTGTTTTTATTATCATTCACAGGATAGTATTTTTCTTTAGTAACATTCCAATCTTCGGGATATTCTCTAGTAATTACTGTATGATTTTGTTTTCCAAAATTAAAATGCTTGTGTTCCACTATTCTAGTGAAAGGAATATTTTCATCTGTATAATTTATTGCAGCAACTCCTTGATAATCTGAAATATCAAGATGCTCTTCCTCAAATCTCAAACTTCTCCACTCCAGAGTTCCTAGATCATAATCAAAAAACTCATCAATTGCACCAGTATAAACAACTTTATCCGCAATATTGTTCCATTTATTTCTTTCTTTCAGATAATCTACTCCTATTTGTAGAGGAACATCTTTCAAAAGTTTATCAAAAATAGCAGTATAACCATCTATAGGTATACCTTGATATTTGTCATCAAAATAATTATCATCAAAAACTAATCTAATTGGTAATCTTTTTATAATAGATGCTGGAAGATCCTTCGGAGATCGGTTCCATTGTTTCTTAGTGTATCCGTAAATAAATGTTTCATATATCTGTTTACCAACTTGAGATAATATCCACTCTTCAAGATTAGAGGGATTTTCTATATACATTTTTTCTTGTTCTATTCTTTCTCTTGCTGCTGCTGGAGTAGTAACTCCCCAAAGTTGATAAAGAGTGAAAAGATTGATGGGAAATGAATATAATTTGTTTTGATAATTTACTTTTGGTCTATATGTAAAATGATTAAAACTTGTCCATCTATTCATATACTGCCATATTCTATCACTATTAGTGTGAAAAATATGTGGTCCATATTTGTGAATATGAATACCGTCTTTGTTTTCGGTGTAGCAATTACCACCAATATGGTTTCTTTTATCTATGACTAGACATTTAGCACCTTTGTCTGTCATTTCTCTTGCAAATACAGAACCAAATAAACCAGAACCAACTATTAAATAATCATAATAATTCATATGCTTTTTTTGCTATATCATCAACCCAAGTGTAATGTTTGGTACATAATTTTCTATTAATTTCTGGTGAGTACATAGGTTTTCTGAAGTGTAAAAATGCACAAAGTTCTCTTGGATAAAAATTAATTTGATGAGATTCGACGCCACCACAATGCACAAATCCTCCTGTATTATTCTTGGTTTTTCTATGCTTAATAAACACAGAAGAATCTTGAAAACTTAAATTTTGAAACGCTTTAGTTGTAGATACTCTCGTACATAAGTGTGCATTTTCTCTACTGACTGCCTTATGATTTTGTAAAGTTAACCACGAACCATCTACATCGAATGTGTTACAATCCACTTCTGTTGAATTTAAACACAATACAGGACAATTTTGTATATTATTTTCTATTAAATTTAATAAACTAGTTTTACTGGTATCAAAAAATATAAATTCATCTACATCAAAAAAACCTAAAAATACTTCATTTCCGTGTGCTTTTTTACAAAAATCATGCATTTTTATAAAATTTTCTCCAATATTTCCAGCCACTTTTGTTCCTGCATATCTGTCTGTATCAACAGAAGAAAAAAATTTATTATCTGGTTCAAATTCAGATTTTAGTATATCAACATTTATTCCCGATATTGATTTAATAATACTTAAACTATCATCAGTAGAGTGATCATCTGTGAATATAAAATCACAAACACCAAGAGATTTATAATAGAGTAACCACTCTTTTAATCTTTTTTGTTCGTTTTTAAATTGATTTGCTAAAACTATTTTCATAAAATTATTTAATAACATCAAAAGTAGTAAACTGCATATTTACCCATTTAAATCCTAATCTTTGTTCGTGTATTGCCATGGCCTCCCAAGGATTACCATACAATTCATATATTTTACTATCAATACCACCAACAGGTCTATAATGTCCAAAATCAACACAATCTACTACACCCATCAGTCCACCAAATTTTGTTTTTCCTCTTTCTGTATGAAATTTAGTATTCCAAACACCTTCCAATCCGTAACCATGACCATTCTTAGAA